CTTATTTTTTTAATTAATCATGAAAACTATTCAGAAACTACCTAAACTTCCTGTCTTCAGAAGTGAACGTGATCACAAGTACTATTGTGAGAAATCAAATAAATGGCTTAAATTTTCAACTACTCAGGTTTGTAATGAATTAGATGAAAAGGCGAAACAAAACATTGAACACACAAGACATATATGGCAACCAAGAGGTGAGACAGTACATTATTGCTTAGAACAGAAGATGTTAGGCAGTGACGATATTGATATGGGTGACTATGAAGAATGGGCTATCCCTTTGTTCGACCTTGAATTGTTCACACATTTTGAACCTATGGGTGTTGAATATATGATGTCAAACCCTGCGAAGGATGTAGGAGGTCAGCTTGATCTTATTGGTTATGACACAAAAGCTAAAAAGGTCAGATTAATTGATCTTAAGACTAAAGGTAATACAACATATGATTTCAAGAAAAGGACAGGTTGGAGAGAACCATACAGAACTGACAAGCAGTTAGGTTGTTATATCGAGATGTTGGATATCAATTGTGGTATACGTCCTGATATTTGTAATACTATTTGGGCATATAAAGGCAAATGCGTAATGAACGAAGATCAACCTGTCGAAAGATGTGAGGAAGCCTGGGTGGAGGCATGGGAAAAGTTTGAAGCTAAACAAGAGGTTTTTTAGTGACAACAGAACAAAAGATTGAAGCAGCTATGAAACGTATCGCTGAACTGAAACTATTAATTAAATTATGGAGTAAAAAATGACTGAAAAAATAGATTATTCACAACGACCAGGTGTTTTACATAAAAACCATAAAGGAGAATGGGGTTATTGGTGCGAACACTGGAGAAATTGCACAGCAGTATATTGGAAACCAGCATCAGAGAATCAAATTTGTTATTTAGAGTCTTACAGAAAAAAAAGACTTGAAGAATATATAAAAGAAGAACAAAAATTATATTTTCAATGCTTATGGGAAAATCCCTTTTATTGTTATTGAATTATGAGATATAACCTTAATGTTTCTGGCAGACAATACAGACTGATTAGAGCTTCTCTCGTTCATTTTCAAAAGTCATT